AGGAACCCGGTGTCCAGCATTCTTTCGAGGACCTTGGAGGACACTTCCGTGGCAACGCGGACGGCCTTCTGATCGGGCTATTACAGGACCCCACAACCCTATACGTTTGGGAGTGCAAAGTAGTCAATGAAACCAAGTTCAAGAAAGTGGCTTCGCTTAAAGTGGCGAAAGGTGAGAAGGAAGCGTTAAAGAACTGGGATTACGTGTACTACGCACAGGCCCAGATTTACATGCACTACTTCAAGGCTCCGAAGCATTACCTGACCGTAGCTTCTCCGGGCGTACGAGACCTTGTGAGCGTGATTACGGATTACGACAAGGGCGATGCCGAGAAGTTCATCGAAAAGGCCAACAGGATTATTTTTGCCCCGCGACCGGCGGGGAAGATTTCGGATAACCCAGCGTGGCATGAGTGCAAATACTGCAACTTTTACAGCATGTGCCACGAGCAAGACATGCCGCGTAGCAAATCGTGCCGCACCTGCTTGCATAGTACACCGCTCAAGACAGGGGGATGGAAGTGCGAATTGCACAAGAAGCCGATCAACATAGACGAGCAAAAGGCAGGGTGCCCAAGCCACCTTTTCATTCCAGACCTGATCCCCGGAGAGCAAGTAAACTCTGGTCCTAACTGGGTGGAGTACAAGCTCAAGAGCGGGGACGTATGGACAGACCAAGCGAAATAGATGGCGAGCGAACGACAACAGACTTGCTGCTGACGGGCGAGCAGTTGCACATGATCATCAAGGCATTAGATGCGTATGCATCCGTCTTGTTAATTGCAGAGTCCGCTGGCGAATTTGAAAAGGTGCGGCATGTTGCTCAAACCTTGATTAGCCAATTTCCGAGAGAAGAGTTTAATTCGTGATCAAGCTGAGACCTTATCAAACTGAAGCTATTGAAGAGACGATGCGGTTTATGTCCGAGAACGTCGGCAATCCGCTAATCGTGCTCCCTACGGGCACCGGCAAAAGCATCGTCATCGCAGAGTTCTGTCGGCAGATTCTCAGCAGTTGGGCCGACACGAAGATTCTGGTCGTGACCCACGTTCGGGAACTGATCCAGCAAAACTATGACGAGCTGAAGGGGCTATGGCCAGACGCCCCGGCTGGGATCAATTCCGCTGGCCTCAAGCAACGGGACTACGAGCCGTCGATTGTTTTCTGCGGGATACAGTCCGTGTACAAACGGGCATCGCGCTTTGTGAAGGTCGATCTTGTTCTGGTTGATGAAGCGCATTTGATCCCGCGCAAGACCGACACGATGTATCAGAAGTTTTTGACCAACCTCAAGATTATGAATCCGCACATGCGGGTGATTGGTCTTACGGCAACGCCGTACCGTCTTGATTCTGGTCTTCTGCATATTGGCAAGGAAGCTTTGTTCGACGGGATTTCGTACGAAGCCGACTTGAAGGATATGGTGAGCGACGGGTTCCTGACGCGCCTCGTATCCAAGAACCCCAAAACCCGGCTCAAGGTTGATAACGTCAGTATCCGAGGCGGCGAGTTCGTCCCGGCAGAGCTTGAGCGGGCGGTGGATATTGACGATGTAAACGAAGCCGCCGTAGCCGAGATACTGGAGTACGGCAGAGATAGGAAGTCTTGGCTGATCTTCTGCGCTGGCGTGAGCCATGCAACCCACATTGCAGAGTTGATAAACGCCGCTGGTATTTCTTGCGAAACGATCTTTGGAGAGACAGCAAAGACTGACCGCGACCGAATCATCAAAGAGTTCAAAGCCGGGAAGATTCGCGCCTTGGCGTCGATGGGGGTGTTGACCACAGGCTTTAACGCTCCAGCAGTGGACCTGATCGCGATGCTCCGGCCTACTCAATCGACCGGCCTGTATATCCAGATTATGGGTCGCGGGATGCGGAACAGTCCGGGTAAGGACAATTGCCTAGTGCTGGACTTCGCTGGCAACGTCGAGCGCCACGGGCCGGTGGATCGGGTTAATCCGAAGAAGCCCCGCAAGTCAGATGGTGAAGGCGTAGCCCCGACGAAGACTTGCCCCAAGTGCAAGACCATCGTGTTTGCCGGGTGCGCTGAGTGCTTTGAGTGCGGATACGTATGGCCCCCGACTGAGCCTGAGATTTCGCATACCGCAACGACGCTTGCCGTGATGAGCATTGACGCTCCGGCTGAATGGATGAAGGTTAACGCCGTGTCGTATCGGCTACACAAGAAAGCCGGAAAGCCAGACAGTATGCGAGTTGAGTACCGCTGCGGTTTGGCAACCATATCCGAATGGGTATGTTTTGATCACAAGGGCTACCCGCGAACCAAGGCCACACAATGGTGGCAAAAGCGCATGACGAAGCCGGGGGTGATCCCGGAAACAACCGCCAAGGCTATTGCGGAAGCCGGCTTACTGCTCAAGCCATACGAAATTAAGGTTCAAAAGAATGGCAAGTACTCGGAAATTACGGAGTTTCGGTTTATGCCCAATCTGCAAGCGGGAGGCACGGGGCTTCATGTTCATGCCAACCCGGCAGTTGCGAAAGCCGGTTAGCCGTTTCTGCTCAATGCAATGCTTGGATGCTTATATGATCGACAAAAGCCCTAACGAACAGATCGCCCTGAACGACGCCTCGGCTGCGGCTGGGCATTTCATCGAAGCCTCTGGCACCTACAACTTCATGGACTTCAAGCCGGATCAGTTCGATCACTTCATCGAAGCCATCGTCACGGCTTACGTGGAGTCTCTTCAGAGGCAGCGGATTGAGACCGAGGGGGTTCGGTTCCCCTGACGAAGCCATTGCGGTTACAGGGATGTACGCCGGTCGAGAAGATCACGATCCCGCAGAACTTGGGGTGGGAGCACCAGCCCTCTTCCTCGTGGGTCTTGATGAAGTGCTTACACTGCGGACAATCCATCACACTGCCTCTCCCCGGAACCATGCCTTGCCACGCTCCACAACGACCATCTCGGGCTGGAGCAGATACCCGTCCTTGTACGTGAGTACGGCGAAGCCCGACGCCCAGTTGGCCGGCCCAGCCTCCGTATAGTCGAACTGAGCGCCGTACGGCTCAGCCAGCGTCCCAGTATCCACCCCGTACCTGCGGCCCCTGTAATCGCTCCAAGGCGTGATATTGAGCTTGTGCAGGTGCCCGTGGACGTAGTGGACCCCAGACTTCAGGGTGCTGTTATAGGCGCTGTGGACGCCGCCTCCGACTGGCCGGTGCCGAACCGTAGTCCAGCCGTCCGTGTTGCGATTGATGTGGATCGCCCAGCCAGCCTTCCATTCGGGCAGGTAGTCGAGCAGGGTCGAGCCGTCCATCTCCTCCAGCTCCGGGGCGTTCTGGCAGAGGTAGTTCTCAAACCGGGCGTCGTGGTTGCCGATGGTGCGCATCAGGTCTGCGCCCTTGGCCGCTCGGGCGATCTCGGCTAGGCGGTCCTGTACGGCGTGCAGCTCGTCCTTCAGGAGCGGTTGCTTCTGCCAGACCGATCTCGGGTGCCGGCTTATCCGGGCACCGTCCAAGATGTCGCCGTTCATGATGACGGCCTTGGGCTTCAACTTCTTGGCTACGGCACAGAATGCTTCGTGGGCTACGGTGACCAGCCCCGGCCAATAGTGGGCGTCGGAGGCTATCAGGATCACGCCATCTTTGATTTCGTACGGGATCTCTTGGTGGTACTCGTTGGCCCGTTTCGCAGCAAGCTCGTCGGTACGCTGCGCCACCTTCATCTTGTAAGTCTGCTGGAGTGTCAGCGGAGGCTCTGGGGTCTTTAGCTGGATTCCGTGCCTTGTCTCTATGGCTCGGCGTCTGCTGTAGACCTGTCTTATTGATACCCCTAGTGCGCCTGATACTTTCCGTGCTGATCCTAGCCGTTGCCACGCGGCAATGAACTCGTCATCCGTCGCTATCTTCGACACGAATCACCTTTGAATAACCCCCATATCAGGGGAACTCTAGCCGGTTGCGTAGCGATTCAGCAAGCGTTGCTCTTCTGAAGAGTAGACAGCTCCGCCACGGGCCATGTTTCCAATCAACCCAAAAAGCTTCTTCCGCTTTTCAATGGGGGTTGAATTGAACGTCGATGCGTTCATCAAAAAATCTTTGTTGAGGCCGAGCGAATCCATATAAGCACTCATCTTTGCAAGCTGAGGACGGCTCAATGATTCGTACGAATACGGCTCCGTTGAAGGCGCAGCCGATGCTGTAGTAGTCGGGGCAACGGGAACCGGAGGCTCTGCGGCAGGCGCAGGAGCAGGCTCAGGCTTTGGGACGGGAGCAGGGGCAGGCGGAGCTTTTTCCTCGGCAGCAGGGGCCGCAGCGGGCTCTTCATCAAATCCGCCCGTTAACATTTCATTAGCCTGTCTGGCGTTCGCCTCCCTTTCCATTCTGGCGCGTTCTTCTCCGCCGATAGCAGTTTTGCTAGACGTATAAAACGCTCTCGGAACAGAACGGCTCAATGAGTCTGCCAGCTTCCCAAGTGACGCCGGATTGCTAACATCAAACTTGAGCGTAGTAGCTACGTTCGCCAGCTTCTGCACGCCATTCGGGTCAAGCAACAATTCCATGATGGCGTCGTCCGTAACCGTAGCCAAATTAGAACTGTTGTACTTGGACACAAGGCGGACGACCTTATGCGGCACACTGCTGATGCGGTCGCGGAACGTAGAGGTCAAGTACGGCAAGTCAATGCCGGGGATGATTCTGGCCAGCGCATCAAGCTCTGTTTTATCAAGAGCTGCGGTCAGCCTACTAACATCCGCTTTAGCAACCTTGTCTGAGAACAAGGCAAGCTTACGCAACGCAGGTTGGAACGACTGCCCAAAGATGGCTTCGATGCCAGCCTTGTTTGCAGGGTCCATGACATATTCCATAAACCCGCCAGCGTTTTTACGGCCAATGTTAATTGCCTCAGCACGCAAGGTTTTTCTAACTGCCTTTGCAGTCTCTGGGTCCAAGTCCCCAATGTCACGCATGATCTTTTGGCGCATCTTGGGGTTGTTAATAATATTAGAGGTCAGGGTCTCATAATCAGGAGCTTCAA